ACCATATGCATATACATTTTCATAAATCTCTGTTCCTGAAGTAAAGTTTTCTACAATTCCAGAACAATTTAAAAATTGATTAACAGTTTTTCCATTATATGTAACTAAAATATAATCAGAGTTACCTTTAATTGATAAAGTTCCATATGAAGAAAAACCTAAAGTTGAATCTACAATTATTGTATCTGAATTGATTATTAAATCATCAATAATTTTAGTTTTTGGGTGAATTTTTAATTCACCAAAAATTGAACCAGAAACACTAATATCTTTATCAAAATCATAGTCCAACTTTAGAATATAATATTCTTTTTCATTTTTTATTAATTTCTCAATATCTACAACAGTTCCAAACGATTTTGGAATATTTTCATATTTGTCTTGAAATATTGTTTTATTTTTTAATAATTCAACATCACCTTCTATTGACTCTACAACAATATTCCTTGTTACTCTATACTCTGCATTTGAAGGTTTTATTAAATAATCTTTTGGTAAAATAACATCAACATTTTTACCATATAAGACTCGAAATAAAATCTCAAATGATTTGTCGGTCCCTTTTGATGTATAAAAATCCTTTGATTGCTTTAAAAATAAATTTTCATTTAAATTCTCATACAATTCCCTTCCATCAAATCCAGGCAAAAATTGTTTTTTAGTCTTCAGAAAAAATTCTTTTAGAAATAAAGAACTTAAATTTACAACTAATGTCTCTGAAATATGACTTTCTCTTTCCGTAGCATTGAAAGAGAAATCTTCAGTATTCCCTACTGAAAATTCAGTGATACCACTAAATCCTCTAATACATTCATTGAATGAGGTTGGAGTTTTAGATTTGTAAAGAATAATCTCACTGTCAATATAAATCAATCCATATGTATTTGGAAAACCTTCAGTATTGTCTACATAAATGACATCAGCTATCAAATCAATGTCCGATGTAAGAGTTGTATTTTCTACTAAATTTGATAAATTATTTACCTTTACATATTGATCAATATTTTGCAATAGGTCATATGAAGAACCTTTAAATTCTAATGATCTATAATATTCAGTAAGAAGTTCTGCAACAAGAGGATAATCCTCCCTCACAAAAAGAGGAAGCTGACTTTCTACGATAGAACTAATTTTAATTCTAGTATTTTCCATATATTAATTTCTTACTAAAACTCCATTGGTGTAACTTGAAGATGTAATATAGTTTGACCCTGAAGTATCTGAACCAGATTCTATATTATCAGAAATCAAAGATATATTTAACTTATTAATATCTATCTGCAAATAAAGATCTTGTATTCCCAAAATATCATTAGATTCTGGTATGGCAGAAACTTCTATAATTGGAGTTCCATCTTCATTTTTTTCTGAAGAGATAATCTTTAATGGATTTGTCAAAATTTCACCAGTATCATAATCAATGGTTCCAATAGAATTTTTAATTTTTATTGGTTGAGTTTCTGAATTCAAATAAAATAAAAATATAGTTCCTTTATTTAAATTTGAATCTGGAACATCTCCAAAATAAACAGTTTTTGATATTCCAGATACTTTAAATCCAGAGGATTTAATATTATAACCGTTTATATTTTTAATATGAAATTGATTTTTAAAACAAATTTCATATTCAGCAAAAGAGTTAGTAGATACTTTTAAATTTCTGCGTATTTGAACTCTTGTAATGTTTGATGTAACAGAAGAATCGCTATTGTCTATCAAACTTTGATATTTACTATATTTAAATCTTGCACCATATTTATTTAATTCTTCAGAATTGGCATAACTCGTAATATTGTTGATAATTTTTGTTTTGGTTGCTTCAATATTCAAAGATGAATTTGAGTTATAGTAAACGTTTGAATCGAGTTCAATATAAAGATATTTTAAATCAACTATTTCGGGAATTATTCCAGCAACAGAATATTTTCTAAGTTCATTTTTTATATTATCTTTAAGTGCATTTGATAAGAATGAACTATATAAAGGTTTTATTACAACAAAAACTTTTCCATATTGAGGAGGATTTAATTCTTCACCACCATAAGCAACTACAGATTCTGCCTCATCATATATTTTTGGAATGATTATTTCATAATCAGATGCAGTGACGGCTCTGTTCTGAGATGAATATGATCTTGGAGCAAAATTACGAATTGAATTGATGGATTCAATTTCCGAACCACTTGAAGAACTATTATTTGTTGTAATTAATGAAACATTTTGATTTACTGTTCTTTGTTTATCATCAATTAAAATACCAACAAAATTAAAGAGTGAACATCCGTTTGCTGAAGAACCATTACAAATTAAGTATGAAAGATCAATATAATTGTTTTCAGTCAATTTTTCACCAAAAATACCATCCCCAAAGATAAGTTCATATCTTTCATCTTCTATTTCTTGAAGAAAAAATACTCTTGAAGTTGAATTAATATCTAAAATACTTGATGAATTTATAAATTTTTTTACGCTACTACTATTTTCAGTATCTCTTATTAGAACTTCTATCGATGATGTATCAACTCCTCGATTTTCAATTATAAATCTTTGATTTTTATTGTTTGGATCTACGGTAAAATTCTCTTTTGTGAAAGAGCCTTCATAAACATCTATAGACTCAAAGAAAGCAGTTCCATTTATCACTGGAACTGTAATATCATTTAAGATTGAAAATACAAATCCAGAACCATTAAAATTATTTGTATTACATACAGATCCACGTTTTAGTGTAATTGTTTTAATTGTGGAATCTATAACATCAACAAAAAAACTGATAGTTGCTTTTGATGATTTTCTTGATCTTGGGACGTATCCAATATTTCTTGCTAATGAGACAACATTTTCCCGAAGTGTAGCACTATCAATAAAAACTTCATTACTTACCATATTTGCATTGTAAGATGCAATATAGGTATTGTAGGCAAGCATATCAATGAGTACAGATAAATTAGATCCTTCAAAATCATAATCAGTAAAATTTGAGTTTGCTCTCAAATAGTCCTGAATTGATGTTTTGATTTGATCGAAATCTAAACTTGTAAAGTTAACTAAAGACATTAGCGTACTGATTGTAATGCAAATGTAAGTTTTTGTGGAAGTGCATCAATTCCAACAATATAATATTTAATTGTTACATTATATTCATTGTATTCATCATTTGGAGATACATTTACCTCAATTAAATTCACTCTAGGCTCATAATTTTGAATTGTATTCTTTATTTCATCTTGAATTATAGAAGCAGAAATATCACTAATATTCTCAAATAAACTTTGAGAAACTTTTGAACCTAGATTTTGATTAAAAAATCTTTCTCCGGGTAATGTTAGTACTAGATTGCGAAGAGAGCGAGCAATTGCAGTCTCATTTTTAATTTCAATTAAGTCATAATTTAAAGGATTAATCTGTAGAGACAGACTTATGTCTTTAAATGATTTACTTACTCGCTCTATCGGCATTTACTATACTACATTCTTATGTTTATTTATGCGCCTATCAGAGGCTCTGTGCCATATGTCCAATCATCATAGTCATTATCATTGCGAATCTTTGAATGAAGTTCGTTCTGAGTTAAAAAATCGTGTTTTTTGGGAGTCTGGTCATCATTTACAATTTCACGAAGCATTTTTTGTTTCGAAATTTTTTCTTCCCAACCATATTCACTGGATAGGTATTGAGTTCCCCATTGATTTAACATAAAATCTGCATTTTTATCAATTTTTTTAGTCATTTGTTTCTCCTGATTTGTTTAAATCAGAACTTTTTACGGGGTTTCTATCCCGTTAATCTAGTATATCAATATCATCATCGAGAATTTCTTTGAGATAATCATCATCCCATAGATTATAATAATCAGTTTTTGCCAGTGATTCTCTAATTTTTCTTAATTTTTTTGTGGGTTGAGCTAAAATTAAGTTATATTTACCATTGTTTGTTTTAATTCCCTGCAAATATGTATCATATGATCCACAGTCTTCAAAAAATTTCCAATTATTATATTTTAGATTATAAAAGTCTACCCAGGATTGTACTGCACAAAGATCAAAATGGTCTTCTATAATGTAGATGATAACCTGATAGTCTTCAATTGGTTTAATTTCTTCTACAGAACACTCTATGATTTTATATTTTGCAGTTGAAGCGAATGGACATATCGCAAATCCCTTTAATTCAGTTCTCACTTGAGATACTTCTCTAATCCAATTCAGAATATAAATTTCCTTTTCTGTAGACATAAAAAAAAGAGTGCTTAGTATTATTTAAGCACTCTTGAAATTACTTTCCTTGACCTCTATATTTCTTTTTTCTACCATTGCGAGAAGATGGGCTTAATAAGGTTCTAGATGATCTACCCTGTCTTGTCTTTTTTGGAGCCCCAGCCTCAAAAGAAACTTTACCACTTCCACCACCACTCTTAGCCATTTAAAATTTCCTCCAATTCAATTTCATTTAAATCAATAGTATTAGAATCTGTAGATTCAACAAATTCTTCAAGGACTTTCATACATTCATCAACCGAAAGGTTTTTATAAATCTTGCGCCCTTTATATAAAATATGATAAGAAATCTCGCTCATATAATACGAGTTTTTTCATGTCCAACACGAATGCGAGGATCGCACCAGATATCATATCCAGCTTCTTTTGCATCTAGACAGAATGAAACATCTTCCCCACACATATCCTGAACTGCACCAGATTCAAAAACCTGCATCTTTGGGGCAAACCAAGGATATTCGAGATTTTCAAAAACACCCTTCTTAATCAGAACCCATCCAAATCCAGTATAGTCTACTGTAAATGGCTTACGACGCTTTGAGATACTTTCTACGGTTTCATGATTCATCACTCCACCATTTGAACGGAAATCATCTTCCTCTAGCCAATGAGCGACAGAAGTTGTGTGTCGATCTTCAGTCGCATACCATCCTGCGACAACCTCACGCTCTTCATTATCTTCTGAAAGAGCAAGGTCACATAATTGCCAGAACTGTTGAGTATTGAAGACAATATCCGAATCAATCCAAAGTTGATAATCATATTCAAGTTTTCCATCCCAAGGAATTTGCTTTGGTCCACGAAGAACATTCGCGCCAAGACATTTACATCTAGCAAAGTTAACCATTGATGAATAATCTTGAGAAATCTGAATACTCATTCCATTTTGAACTAAATCAAAACAAAGTTGAACAAATGCTTTCAGAAAAATGAAAGAACATCCTCTTCCAGGTAAACAGAATACAATTGATTTACCTTGCATTCTTTGTTTAATTGCATCATAATCCCATTCTTGTTCTTTAGGTTTTGGTGATGCTGCTTTTACCGTAAATCCACGAGCCATAAATTAATCTCCAGTGTCAAATCAATTTTAACAGTTTATATAGGTATTTGTCAATATGATGAGTTTAATGTTATTTCGGAATTATTATGAAGTTCTTCATAAGATAAGTCCTCTAAATTATAATCAGTGTGCATTAAACCAACAAGACGATTTAATGTTTTCCAAGTAATTTTGAATTCCTCTTCGTTTAGTGTATGAAATAAACAAGTATTCTTTGCGTAAATGTGATAAATTTTATTCATATAAAACCTTTTACATTAAAAATTTTTGGCAAAAATTTTTTTACCTTATTTTATTTTGCAATTAAATTATATATCCAAACAATTAAAATTCCTAATGGAAATCCAATAATTTGAAAGAATTTTTGTGGATATCTGATTATCCAACCGGCAAGAATAACTTTCCAAAAATTCCAATATGGAGTTTTTTTATATGCGTACTTATTATGCATTTTTTTCTTTGAAAAATTTTTTTAAGAGAGATATATTGAGGGAGGTTTAGTACTCAACAATTAAATTCCAAATTTTTGTTTCTTTTCTTCTTGCAGTAGAAAGATTACTTGCAATTTTATTGATTAATAAATTTTTATTTTTCATTCTACTATAAACAAAATCATAATTTTCCTTTACCCATTCTCTTAGATTATTTCCTTTCCACATCTGTCCCGTTAATGTATCGGTAATCGTATAAGACTTATGATTTGGTTCAGATGCATTTTCAAATCTAGTAATCCATCTTAAATTTGTATAATGATTATTTAATTTATTTCTATCAATATGGTCTATCTCATTATAATTATTTGGATTTGATACAAATGCTTCTGCAACTAATTGATGAATTGACCTTTTAATTTGCTTATAATTTCCATTCTCATCTATAATTGAGATATTCACACATTCATATTGATGTTCTGGATATTTTGGATTTCCCCTGAGAGCTGGTTTAAGTTCTATTAATCCATACTCATTGATTTTCCCATATTTTCCATTTCTATCACATTTTCCTGGTCTGCGATATACTCTCCCGTCCTCTGTAATATAATATCCAGGAAACTCAGTTTCTTTCATTTCACTCGGAATTTTTATTGGAGGATAATTATAAACTACTTTTTGTTTTGGAACTGCAATCGACATATTCCACTCCTCTCTGGGTTTCTTTAAGTAAACCCATTTCCCATCATTTTTGATGAATTTTGCACCCTGGGAATTTGTTTTAATTGTGCCTTCTGGATATTTCATAATTTAATCAACTTTTTGGGGGAAAAAATTTTACTGAAATTTTTTTTATTTGAAAGATAATCACTCTCTCGAATTGTCACCTCTGTAGGTTAGGGTAGTATTCGATTTTTTATAAGGGGGGGGGCTTAAGAACGGGCGAGGGCTTAGGGGCGCATCGCCCGATATAAAGAATAACAAACAAAATAAAATAACTGTCTATAAACGAATAACAACACACGAATAAAACATATAATCGTGTTAATTACACTGTTATTCTTTATACTTAGGACGAATAAAACATCTAAACGACGACATCTTAGTGTTATTCTTTATACTTAACGCAATTGTTTATACTATTTCAGAACGAATGAACATAAAATAAACACAGAAATTGCAATTCTTTATACTTACAATCGCAATTTCTGTGTTATTTTTTACACGAACATCAGTTCTTTATACGACGAATGAATCAGTTCTTTATACTTTATACAAACAACATCAAGCATAAAGAATACAAAGAACTGTTCTGATTATAAACTATTACCAACGAACAGAGAGATCTTCTACATAACTCTCTACTGATTCATTAGGTTCAAGCTCAAAGAGTTTATTCCATTCAATCTGATGAGGATTAAAATCACTCATCACATCTAATTCTAATGTGATACGATAACGTTGCTTTTGAGAAGAAAGATACGAATTCATCATTGGTGAAAAGAATAGAACGAACCGACTTTATTCTAACACTTATAAGCCTTTCTGTCAAGTTTACACAACGAAAAATAAACACTATAAAACTACTTCTTTACAATAAGATTTTGTAAGAAGTAAACTAAAACTATTATACACGAATGATTTATACTTATTCTTCTGGTTTCGAAAGCTCTATAAAGATCTCTACGAAACTTATCTAATCACGAATGAATTTGACATTCTTATCATATAGGGTTATGATATAAAGAAAGCATACGAAACTTATCTAATCACGAATGAATTTGAGAAAAGATAAAGTTTGAATGTTATTCTTTAATAAGCATACGAAACTTATCTAATCACGAATGAATTTCTGACTAGATGATATGAGTAATTGTAGCTTCAATTTGAATACGTAAAGTATCTAATCACGAATGAATTTATAATGAATAAGTTCTGAATGATATTCTCTGAGAAATCATACGAAACTTATCTAATCACGAATCAATTTTAAACATCACAAAACTTCCTTAGGTTAATTATAGTTTTACAAAGAAATCTACAATTCAAGGATTTGGCTTTTATTCAGTTTTATCAATTTTTGGTTTACAGATTTATCGAAAATCCATATTCCCTTTCTAGGCTTCCACCTAACGATTTTATTGCGCCGGAGACCGCGTTCTAACTCCCTCTTTTATGCTATAAACTCTCACAAAATACATCATTATTCATCATTTAGCTTTAGTTGATTTTAACTCAAGAACAGGGAACTTTATTCATCCTTGCGAAAGTCTTATCTCATCGGGTGAACCGCCTGTTGTGCTTTCTCGGTATAAAGTTGTGTTTAAATGAATTAAATTCAAATAAAGAATTCGCTATGAGTTTATTTATACAAGTTTTTTTGTGTTTTGAAATGCTGATATAAGACTTTCGTAAAACATTGATTTATGAGCTATCAGGTACTCTCTATCCTAAAAGAAAGTATAAGCCTCTTACAGGCGATTATAGAGGGGTCTCAGAGTGTTATTTTGTTTATTATATCTGCCCTCCCTCACACCGCCCTAAAAGTCTACATCAGGTTCGGTGAGACTCATGAGTCATTGTGCCGGTTTTTGATGTGGTTTGTGTCTGATGAGTCTCACCTATAAGCATAAAAAATAACACAGAACTGTGATTCTGTGTTATTATGATATGTTGATAGTGTTATATTGTTATGATGTGACGGTTTTTATAGTGTCTCCGAGGCTTGACAATTTCGCGGAGTTGTGATAGTCTGAAGGCCAAGATCGCTATAAGAATCAGCATTTATAAGACTGTTAACAAATACATAAAGACCTTTATAAGACTGTTAACAAATACATAAAGACCTTTATAAGACTGTTAACAAATACATAAAGACCTTTATAAGACTGTTAACAA